AGCAGGAGCATCTTAAAGAGGGTAGATATACTCTCAACATGGTTAAGATCGACAGAAAAGTCAGAGAAGTTCTTACCGACATAAGAGCAGCGGAAGCAGAAAAAGCTCATATGGAAAATAAGATTGAGGATGCAGCTCCACAAGTTTCAGTAGCTACTTAATAAAAAGCTACATCGTTGGAAAAACTAATCCGCACTACAGGCTCTCTTGCACTCTATAAAAATCTAATATATAACTTAATCACTATACAATTAATTAGAACATAGACGCGTATAGTCGACGGCCTAGAGACTATGTTCGGTAAACTAGGAGGATATAATCATGGCAAAAACTACATTTCAAGGGCCAGTAAAGTCTATTAATGGTTTTCAAAGTGTTGGAACAGGAAACTCTGTTAGCATCGCAGCAGGTGCAACTTCACTAACTGTTGATACACACGCTGGTAGAATGTTGTACCACAACGTTGCGGGTGCAGCTACTTTGACTTTACCTGCGATTAATTCGTCATCTGATTCAGGTGTTTCGGGTCCAGGTAATGATCCAAACTCAGCAAACAATTTAGGTGCTTCTTTTGAGATCTATATTGGAACAACTAAAACAGCGAACTTTGTTTTACAAGTTGCTAACGCTAATGATACGATGACTGGTAATGCATTAATCGTTGATACAGACACAAATGATAGCGGTGAAGGTTTTATGACTGCAGCAGCATCTGATACTATTACTTTAAACGGTAGTACAACAGGTGGATTAGCTGGAACAATCATAACTTGCAAAGCTATTGGTGCAAACA